TTCATTGTAGGGGATGCTTCTGACATTACTTTTTGGAGTTGAATGCTCTATACTTTGGATACTTCATACCATTTTGTTGTATGAATTGTTCTGTAGGGAGTTTGGAAATCTCTCCCCAATCCTCATTTCTAGGAACTTTTTGTAGGTTTCCTATACCAGAATACAGATATTTGTGTATGCTATTTTTGGGAACTGATGCCCCGCCACCGCTATTTAGTAGGCTTTCTGCAACTGCATCACGATAGCCAGGATTTACATAGTGTAAATTGCACCCAAGGAACCCATCTCGATAGAAAGTCAACGCAACTGCAAGTGGTTGAGTATCCCAAAATTGGTATCTTTCTGGAAATGATACGCTATATGAAAAGAAAAATAGATCACCTATCGATATACCAGAGGTATCACTGGTGCTGATATCTTGATTCTGAACTTCTGATAAGGCATTAGATAGTGCATTTACATACCATGCCCCACTTTTATTTCTTTTACCAGCCTGTTGTCTAATATCTTCTGCGATCATGAGATATACCTAAATCGTCTTCGGTCATGATCTTAAATTCATACTTTCTATCAGCGCAGTATTGTTCTGCTGCCTTCCACTTTGCCTCATTGATAACCCATGTTTGAACATCATGAGCCCATGCCTTAGTTCTTCTCTTTGGATTCTTTGGGGGAGCTTTACATTGTTTTTTGGGTTTCACTTCTATCACAACAGATCTCTTCTTTCCATTTGAGTCAGTGTATTTGATAAAGAAGTCTGGAAAGTATCTGTGCATTTTTCTATCTAAAGGATTCTTGTATGGTATCCAAAATTCCTCTGATTGCCATTGACTTATATTCTCTGTAAGATCACAGTATTCCATAAATTTTCTCTCCCACAGGGAACGATAAATGATCTGAGTGGGATCGCCTTTGTACTTTTTAGTATGTTTTGGTTTAAATTTCCCCTTATAAGCCATATACATAGTATGGTAAGTCATAACCTTATTTAGATGTCAGAAACAAATACTGCTCAAGCTGGCCCAGTTGTAACGAATAGTAATAGTGGATTGCAGAGCTCAGACACAGATAAACATTTCCAAACTGTTGGTGAACTTGGTGCTAACGTAGAGAGAGTTAGGGATTATAATGAGGCTCAGACATCTCTTTTAGCTGAAGCAGATGATATAATGTTCGACGCTTCCTTTAGGGACTATTTGGGAGCTCCTTCTTTATCAAGTTTCTTTAAAGTTAAACTAGATTTAGGTAATACTGGTACTGATGCAGGCGGCTTAGAAAATTGGTTGAGTAATTCTGGTATCTACTCAAGTGATGGACTTGGAATAGAAAGATTTTCTCTTTTAGCATCAGAAGCAATATTGCCTGGAACTAATATGGCAGTTATTACCGAACAAGGAAGTAGACAAGGTATTATAGAAAAGTTTGCAGCACAGAGAACATATAATGATATTGCTCTAACTTACTATGTCACAGGGGATTATAAAACTTTGAGGTTATTTCAAGAATGGATTAATTACATCAATCCATTATATACTGCGGCAGGAGCAGCCTTAGACGCAAAACCATTTGGATACCCTAAATCTGTAGATAAAAATCAGTTTCAGAGATTAAGATATCCAGATGAATACAAAAGATCACTTAGTATTACTAAGTTTGAAAGAAATATAGGTAATACTGGTTCTATTAAAACTTACAGAGGATCTCAAATACCAGAAGTAGATCCAGTACTTACACCAGAAGAATCATTTGTACCAGATGCTATAAGTTATAAGTTCATTAATGCGTTTCCTACATCAATACAGGATATTGCATTAACATATCAAGCTTCCACAGTATTACAAGTCACAGTTGAGTTTGCTTATGATAGATATGTTATAGTACAGAACGCAAGAAAAAGAGGATATGAAAAAGCAAGTGTACCATCTAAAGACGATAGTAAGGTTACTGTTTCTAATGAAGTAGACAAAAAATAGCCTCAAAAACCCTTCTAAATAATAACGAATAATTACATATTATGCCTTTACCTAAGATTACGACCTCTGAGTATGAGTTGGAATTGCCATCAAACGGTAAAACTGTTAAATACAGACCGTTTTTGGTGAGAGAAGAGAAGATACTTATACTCGCTTTAGAGAGTGCAAACCAAAAAGAGATCACTAATGCAGTAAAACAAGTCATCAAGGAGTGTGTCCTTACAAAAGGAATTAAGATTGAACAACTCCCTGCCTTTGATATTGAATACTTATTTTTAAATATCCGTGGCAAATCTGTTGGTGAATCTATAGATCTTCTTGTTACATGTGGTGATGATGGAGAAACAGAGGTAGGAGTTACTGTTCCTATTGCTGATATCCAAGTTGTTAAATCAGAAGAACACACAAAAGATATTGAGATTGGTGATGGTTGGACTGTAAAGATGAAGTATCCTTCTCTTAGTCAGTTCATTGAAACTAATTTTACAGAGAGTGCAGACACTGTGGAAAAATCATTCCAAGTTATCGCTAGTTGTATTGATATAGTTTATAATAAAGATGATATGTTTGCAGCAGCAGACTGTACTAAAAAAGAGTTAAAAGAATGGGTCGAATCATTGACTTCACAACAGTTTCAAAAGATTGAAAAATTCTTTGAAACAATGCCTAAATTAACACACACATTAAAGGTAGTTAATCCTAAGACTAGAAAAGAGAATACTGTAGTATTAGAGGGGCTAACGGATTTTTTCGCCTAGGAATGTCTCATATAAATCTTGAGACATTCTTCAGAGTCAACTTCGCTCTCATGCAGTTCCATAAATATTCTCTAACTGAAATCGAAAACATGCCGCCTTGGGAGAGGGATGTTTACGTTGGATTACTTAGACTACATATTGAAGAAGAAAACCTAAAAGCAAAAGCTAGGGAAGCACAAATCAAGAATGGCTAAAGTAAGTGCATTACTAAAGGGATTAAAAGGACTACAAAAGTCCAAGAAGGTCATACAGGCTGGTAAACTTTTTGGCAAGGCCAAAGAGGCCGTAAAGACCAAAGGACTTGGTGGTGTTGCAAAAGGATTGAAGTCTAGGGTAAGAGGCAAAATGTCTCTCATGCCACAGATGTTGACCCCTCCAGCCAAACCTCAAGTAGCTGGTGGTGTTCAACAAATTGGAAGACTGGTAGAAAGAAAAGTTCAACAAATTGTTCCAAGATTAACTAAGGCAGTACAAGCAAGTAAACCTCAATTTGATCCAAAGCAATTCTTAGGTTCAATATTCTCAGGAGGATTGAGTTCTCTACAAAACTTTGCTAGTGGTCTTGGTGGGTTACAAGTATCTCTACAGAAATCTCTAGGATTTATTACTGAAGCGAAGGGTATAATTGTTGATCTTATCGACAAAATGGCGAAAGCCAAAGGGAGAAGAGCTAAAGGCGGTGTAATCAAAGGTTTATTAAAAGGTGCTGCAATATTAGGATTAGGGGTTCTTGCAGTAAAAGGTGCTCCTCTTGCTATGAAGGCTGCTAAAACTGTAGGTAGAGCAGCAATGATGATGACCCCAGTTGGCATGGGTATCATGATGGCGAAGAAGATATTTGGGCGTAGGAAGAGAGGAGAAGAAGTTAAAGGATCGAGTAAAGTTAAGGGGTCAAGAATATCTAAGAACTTTACAGAAGCCTTAGATAAGATGGAGAGTGTCTTCAATATCTTACAGAGAAAGGTTCAAGCTGATGCAAGATTCCCTCAAGAGCCTGAAGACGAAACAAAATCTGATAATCAAAAAGAGGAAGAGGTAAAGGATGAAATAAAAGAAGAGGTAATTAATAAGAATGAAGAGAAAAAGACTGATGTTAAGGCAGTAGATGCTCAACTAGGAACTCTAGTACAGGATGGTGAAAAACTCATAATATATCCTGTTAGTGGTGTACAAGAACAGAAATTCAGCAAAGTAGAAAAGAAATCAGGAGAAACCGAATCTAAAGTTGAAGGTGCGACTCCTACTAATGATTTGAATAGTAGTGCAGATACAATCAATGGTAGCGTAGATTCAAACAAACAAATAGGTGCAGAGGGTGGTGATGGAGTAGTAGATTTCTTATCGGGTAAAGATGGTACAGATGGTCTAAAAGGAGGTAGAGGTCCTGTAGGAGGTGTTGATGGATCAAATGTAAATATCAATGTTGACGATAATCCTCCTGATTGGTGGACTGAAGATGATGACGTACTCTTAGGGAAACACGATCTAAGTTCAGGTCCAGGCTCTAATGCAGTATATTATGATAAAAATGGTAACAAGATAGATCCACTTAGTCCAGAAGCTGAAGCATTAAGAGCTGAAGCATTGTTGACGAATCCATTAAAGACAGACTCATCTACCTCAGAAACAAAGGTTAATCCTAACGCTCTTGACTCAAGGACAGACATAGCAACAGATATATCACAACCAGCAAGAAAACAACCAGAAGTACCATCTAATATGCCCTCTGGTGGAATTGTTCCTATTCCAATATCTAACAGTGGAACACAACCTAAATCTAAAGATGTGATGAGTATGGCGGCAAACAAAGTTCCTGTGATGCCTTCTATGGATTTTGATAGTATGCACATAGCTTATGCAAAATCTGTATTTAATATTGTCGATGCTCTATGAATAAGTCTCTCTTAAACACTAT